GGGGAGCACCACATAACCGCCTGAAGCTGACCAAGTCAGTCCACAACAAGACAAGGAGGTCATACGTGGAAATTATATTCGCGAGATTCGTGTCTGAGCTTATGAAACGGGATTGCGAAAGAAAGGCAAAAGAGCGGCTCGGCTGAAGCATTGGAAGGCACAGACGCCGAGCCCAAAGGACAGCCGCGAAAACGGCTCCAATTAGAAGGATAACACAATGAACGAATTTATGCGTGAACTGGCATGGAGGGCGCTCGACGCACCGACAAAGCCGGTTGAGCAAGAGTCAGCCGCCGAGAAGGCGCTAGTCGTCTTTCTGCTTATCATCTTGCTAGCGGTCGTAGCGTGGCTGGAAGGGAGCTGGGCATGACCTCCTGCCTACCTCAGTACGGTTTCATCGAAACACCACCCCAAGGAGGTATCCTAGGAACGGCTTGACGTTTCCGCAGGTAAACGGCTTGCCAGATTGCGTTTTAAGGCGTTCAAATCGCCGTGATGGGTAACTATACCTAGATTTTCGCAGCAAAATAGGGGAAAACTTGCCGTTTTCCCCTATATGCTGTATATGCCAGTCACGATGCTACTACATCTTGTGTTTCTGTAATCATGGAAGGACGCATAAATGCATCCCTTCATGATGTCAGAGAGGCTATATTTTGAGACTGATTCTGAGCGTAGGTTCTATCGCTGCACAGGTGTGCAATGTAGACACAAATGTGTTTAAAAATAAAAGTAAATTTTAACATTTTTAGAAAAATATATTGCATTTTAAAAGTTCTTGCTTATAATAAAAATTGTTAGAGCACATAAGTGCGCACATCGAACACATAAGGGGGTGAAGGGATGTACAAGAATTTGAAGGCGGAAATCGCACGTGCTGGGATGACGAAACCAGATATGGCAGACGCAATCGGGGTGAAGTATTCGACGTTGTGGCGCTTACTGAGCGGCAAGCAGCAGTTCAGACTTGGCGAGATGATGACAATCCAGTCTGAGCTTGAGGGTCGCAACGGCACGACCTACACGCTCGACTATCTTTTCGGGGACGGTGACGAGAATGGAGAGGGGGAAACCGACAGCGGAGCACATGGCGGCACTGTACGACATGATTAACGAGCTTTTTGCAGGGCGGGACGTGTTCTATACCGCCGAAGAGCTTGAAGAACTGAGAGAGAAAGGTGAAGCGACATGGGTATGAGCATTTACGACATCGACGACGCAATCATCAAGCTGGTTGACGCGGACACCGGAGAAATTACCGACGAAGAGGCCTTCGACGCCTTGCAGATGGAACGCTCGAAGAAAATTGAGAACACGGGCTGCCTGTACAAGAACCTCGTAGCCGAAGCAAAGGCCATAAAGGAAGAGGAAGCGGCACTCGCCCAGCGCCGCAAGGCCGTGGAGAACAAGGCCGAGCGCATCAAGAACCTTCTGGTTTACGCGCTGAAGGGAGAGAGGTTCGAATCGCCCAAGCTCCGTTGCAGCTACCGCAAAGCAAAGAGCATTATGGTCGATGACGGTTTCGTCGCATGGGCGCAGGAGCACGCAGACGATTTGCTCACATACAAGGAGCCTACTCCGAACCGCACGGCAATCAAGGCGGCTTTGGCAGACGGGCGCGAAATCGAGCACGCCGAAATCGTCACGACTGAGAACGTGCAGGTGAAATAGCATGCGCGAGCTGAGGGCAGACGAAAAGGTTTCAGAGCTCACGGCGGCAGCTGCAGACGCGCAAGCCGAAGCGAAACCAACCACATACATAAACAAGCAGACATTCGCCTCAGCGACTGACTACGGGGAGGAGTTTTAGATGAGAAGCTATAAGCTTACATGCGGGGTGCAGAAGCGCCCCTTGAAAGTGCTCATCTACGGGCATGAGGGCATAGGAAAGTCGACAATGGCCGCTGGACTCCCGAGTCCGGTATTCATCGACATCGAGGCCGGCACCGACCAGCTACCTGTGGCGAGGCTTCCCCGCCCGACATCATGGGCGATGCTTCTGGACGAGGTGCGCTCGGTGCGGGACGGGCAGGTTCCATGCTCGACGATCGTCATCGACACGGCGGATGCCGCCGAGCGCCTATGCATCGAGGCTGTCTGTGCCAAGAAGGGCTACGAGAGCATCGAGAGCCCCGGCTACGGTCGTGGCTACACCGAGGTGAAAGACGAGTTCGCCCACCTGCTCGACCTACTCTCAGAGGTCATAGAACATGGTATCAACGCAACGCTTCTGTGCCACACCATTCTCTCAAAGCTCGAGCGCCCCGACGAGTCGAGCAGCTACGACCGGTGGAGCCTGAAGCTCATCGACTCGAAGCGCACCTCCATCGCGGCTCTGTGCAAGGAGTGGGCCGACATGGTCTTGTTCCTGGACTACGACGTCATCGTCACCGTCAACAAGGACAAGAAGGCCAAGGCCACAGGCGGCAAGAGGGTCATCAAGACCACGCACGCCGCAACTTACGATGCGAAGAACCGCTTCGGATTGCCCGACGAGATGGCCCTTGATGATGCCAGCGTGGCCAAGATCGCATCCCTCATGACCGACGGCCTCAGCTCTTCGAGCGCAGACCAGCCGTTCGCACAGGAACCACCCGATCAACGCCCCGCATCCAAACCTAAACCATCGACACTTCCCGCTAATCCTGCGGACCCCTGTCCTGAGCATCTCAAGCCCCTCATAGACCTCATGGCCACAGATAACGTCATGGGTGCTGAGCTCAGGCATGCGGTCGCACAACGCGGCGACTTCCCTGAGTCATGCAAGATCAGAAACTACAAGCCGGACTACGTGGCCTTCCTCATAGCCCAGTGGCCGGGCGTCCTCAAAAAGATCAAGGCAAACCGCATAGCTGCCGAGTCGGCTGCGGTACCTGACAGCGAGATCCCGTTTGACACGCACGAGCCGACTAACGAATAAGGAGATAGAACATGTCAGACATCAACGCAAATGAAGCCCTGGGATGGGACGACGAGGCGACCGTCGAAAGCTCGAACTACACGCTCCTTGTGCCGGGTACATATTCCTATCGCGTCTCAAGCTTCCAGCGGGCAAACTTCGACGGGAGTAACAAGATGGCACCCTGCCCCGAGGCAGACCTCACTCTTACTTGCTCCAACGCAGAGGGCGCACGTTCGGACGTCAAGGTACGCCTGTTTCTTAACCGCAGGCAGATGTGGAAGATCACCCAGTTCTTCAAGAGCTGTGGGCTTCTCGCTGCAGAGCTTCCCGACGGCACAAGCTATGCCATGGGGCCCCTCTGGAAGCAGGTTCCCGGCTGCACAGGGCAGGTTGAGATAAGCAACCGCACCTACCAGGGCAAGACCTACAACGACGTCAAGTCGTTCGTGGTCCCGGAAACTTCTCTGTTTCCAAAAAGTCCAAAAAGCGCAAGTAAGTATGGGGAGGGCTTTTAAAGATGCCTCCCACTACTCTCAGACCATATCAGGTCGAGGCTGTGGACGCTGTCGAGCACGAGTGGGCATCCGGCAACCGCCGGACCCTGCTCGTGCAGGCTACGGGCACAGGAAAGACCATCGTCATGGCAGAGCTCGCCCGCCGTGTTGCCTCCCGTGGAGGCAGAACCCTTCTGCTGGCTCACAGAGGCGAGCTCCTGTCTCAGGCCGCCGACAAGATCGAAAAATTCACAGGGCTTGCATGCGCCGTCGAGAAGGCAGAGCAGACCTGTCTCGGAACGCAGAACTCTGTCACCGTGGGATCTGTCCAGACCCTCATGCGGGAATCCCGCCTCGACGCTTTGGCGCCTGATCGCTTCGACTGTGTGATGGTCGATGAGGCGCATCACGCGCTTGCCGACGGCTACGTGAAGGTACTTGAGCACTTTGATAGCGCAAATGTCCTAGGTGTGACGGCGACCCCCGACAGGAGCGATCAGCGTGACCTGGGGGAGGTCTTCGACTCTCTCGCCTATGAGTACGGACTTGCCAAGGCTGTAAAGGACGGATGGCTCTGCCCCATCGAAGCTCAGATGCTTCCCGTGACGCTTGACGTCTCTGGAGTATCGATCCAGGCGGGGGACTACTCGGCGGGACAGCTCGGAGACGCCCTCGACCCTTATCTTGACGCAATCGCGGATGCGATGGCCGACGAGGGGCTCAAGGACCACAGGACTGTGGTCTTCCTGCCATTGGTACGCACCGCGAAGGCATTCCGCGATCGGTTGTGCGAGCGAGGGTTCCAGGCGGCCGAGGTTGACGGGCAGAGCGATGACAGGGATGAGGTCTTGTCCGACTTCGATTCTGGTCGCTACAACATCTTGTGCAACAGCATGCTGCTCACTGAGGGGTGGGACTGCCCGGCAGTCGACTGCGTCGTCGTTCTCAGGCCGACTAAGTCGAGGAGCCTCTATGCTCAGATGGTTGGGCGTGGAACTCGCCTTTCACCCGCGACGGGGAAAAGCAAGCTGCTCCTGCTCGACTTCCTCTGGTTGACCGGACGCCATGAGCTGTGCAGGCCAGCGTCACTCGTCGCACGCAGGGCTGAGGTCGCCGATCGCATGACCAAGATAGTGGCTGATGAAGGCGGACCCGTTGACCTCGAGGAGTGTGAGGAGGCTGCGGAGACCGACGTACAGGTGGCACGCGAAGAGGCATTGGCCAAGCGCCTCCATGAGCTCAGACACCGCAAGGCGAGGCTGGTCGACCCGCTGCAGTTCGAAATGAGCATCTGTGACCGCGACCTGCAAGACTATGTGCCCACATTCGCCTGGCAGCAGCAAAAGCCCTCTGAGGCTCAGGCACACGCCCTCGAGGCGTGGGGCATCGACCCTGACGTGATGGATGCCGGCAAGGCGTCGCTCATGCTCGACCGCTTGTCCAAGAGGAAGGCTGCCGGCATGGCCACGCCAAAGCAAGTACGGATGCTTGAGCGCAAAGGATTTAGACATCCCGGAACGTGGACATTCGATCAGGCATCAGACATGATGGGCCGCCTTGCGCAGAACAGGTGGCGCGTGCCGGTTGGGATCACGCCGACAACGTATGTGCCGAAAGAAGAGGTGGCTAAGGAGGCGATCTCATGAAAGGAGACCACTCAGACCTCGCACAGGCTCTGAACTATATCGACCCCGCCGCTCTTGACTACCAGAAATGGATAGATGTCGGCATGGCCTTGCACGAGAGCGGTCTTTCCTGTAGCCTATGGGATACATGGAGCTCTAAGGACACGAGGCGCTACCATCCAGGTGAGTGCGCCAGGAAATGGGACGGGTTCGGCAACGGGGCCACAAAGGTGACATCCGGTACGATCGTCGCCATGGCGCGGGCCAGGGGATGGGAGCCGCATTACGCATCCGCAGAGCCAGATGAGGCTCTGGGGTGGGACGACACAGTCCAGGCGGTGTCTCCCGCATGGGCAGACGATATCCCAGTGGAGGACGCAGACGAGGGGCCGTGGGACCAGGCGGGTCAGATATCGGACTATCTCGACGCCCTTTTTGATGACGACGACCATGTGGGGATCGTCACCAGGGCGTGGCAGAGAGACGGCAGATGGCTGCCGCAAAAGGGGACATGGTCGAAGACCGCAGGACAGCTTCGCCAGGAGCTCGCCAAGTGCGCGGGCGATGTAGGAAAGGTCATAGGTGACTGGCCGCAGGAGGCGGGCGCCTGGGTGCGCATCAACCCACTTGACGGCAAAGGCTGCGGCAACTCAGATGTCACTGAGTACCGCTACTCTCTCGTTGAGAGCGACGAGGTGCCCATCGAGCGCCAACGCGGGATGATCGAGGCCATGAACCTGCCCTGCGCGGCCATTGTGAGCTCAGGCAACAAGAGCGTGCACGCCATCGTAAAGGTGGACGCCGGCACAGACTACGACCTGTACCGCAAGAGGGTTGAGGAGCTCTATCAGTACTGCGCAGGCCACGGGTTTGCGCCTGATACCCAGAACAAGAACCCAAGTCGCCTCTCGAGGCTTCCGGGGGTGACCCGCAACGGGCGCAGGCAGATGCTGCTTGCGACGTCGTGCGGGGCCGGCAGCTGGACGGAATGGAAAGACTGGGTGGCGGAGACCGAGGACGACCTCCCGGATGACGTATGCGACGACTGGGACGCCCCCATAAGGCTCGCGCCTCCACTCATAGGCACCGAGGAGAACGGTGTGCTCAGGCAGGGCCAGAAGCTCGTCCTGGCGGCACCGTCGAAGTCCGGCAAGAGCTTCGCCATCGTCGACCTCGCCGAGGCGATCGCGTGTGGCGGGACGTGGCTCGGGTGGCCATGCGCGGAGGGCAGAGTCTTCTACGTGAACCTCGAGATAGCCGACGAGAGCTTCAGGTGGCGCCAGCATGTTGTGTGGGCCGACCGCGAGGCGCACGAGGACGTCGGCAGCGGGCTTGACTCCATCAAGCGCAACTTCGTGAGATGGGACCTGCGCGGACACGCCGAGGACATGTCGCGGCTCGCCCCGAGGCTCATACACAGGGTGCTCAGACGTGGCCCGCGCGGCTCGTTCATGGCCGTCATCGTCGACCCCATCTACAAGGTTAACGGCGGTGACGAGAACGATGCCGAGGCCATCTCCGACTTCACGAATCAGCTCGACCGCATCTCCAACGAGTGCGGGTGCGCCGTGCTCTACGTACATCACCACAGCAAGGGGTCACCCGGTGCCAGAAGGAGCGCCGATCGCATGAGTGGCTCGGGCGTCTTCGCCCGCGATGCCGACGCGATCCTAGACCTCTCGCCGATCCACGTCCCGTCAGACCGCGCCAGGAGGCTCCTGGGAAGGCCAGACGGCGGACTCGATACGGCATGGAGGCTCACGGCGACACTGCGCGAGTTCAAGACGCCGGACCCGGTGGACCTCGTATGGAAGTTCCCGAGGTTCTACAGGGACGTGACCGGAAGCCTCTCAGGCTTTGACGTCGAGGGAGAGAACCCGATGGCCGAGGCGAACGAGAAGAGGAGAGACCGCGCCGCTACCGACAACGCCGCAATCGTCGCTGCGATCAGGAGTGCGGTGGGGAAGTGCGGTAACGAGCCAACGAGGGCAGAGGTCCTCAAGAGGATGAACGACGACCTCGACTACGAGGTGACAGAAGAGAACATCAAGTACTGGACCACGAGCAAATGCAAGTGGTCGCCATTCAGAGCGAAAAACATCAACGGCAAGTGGCTTCTGTACGACACGAACGAGCCTCTTCCATGGGGTGATGACGATGAGGAGTGAAAGGGTGAAAGCACTTTTTCACCCCCTGCCACAAAAGGGCGCGAGCACTAGGGGTGAACACTATAGCGTTCACGGGCACTGGGAGTCGGTAGCACTAGGGGTGAACACTATAGCGTTCACGGGCACTGGGGGTGAACGCCCCTATATAAGGGGTTATTCACCCCACCTGGTGGAAGTGACACCCCGTGTGGGGCGGAAGAACGCCGCCCCGCACTATACGGCGGGGGCCTAGGGGTCACTCCCACGGAGGAGAGGTTTTAAAGCGCCACCCGGACTCATGAGACAAGATGAAACCAGATCAGAAGGAGACAGGCATGAGAGTCAAAACCAAGGCAAGCTTCGACAAGATGACGGTCCAGCAGAGCCGTATCCCTGACCTCTCGCAGATGACCGGCAAAACGGTGCTTCTCGATGTGGAGTCAGAGCAGACCACGATCTCAGGCATGGACACACCTGGAGGTGAGGAGTAATGGGGCGCGCCGTAGAGGCTTTCCTTCCCATGGTGCCGCCGAAGGTCACCCATAACGCTTTGGAGATCCACAGGGGCCGGGGAGGGCGCGTCAGCATCGGCAAGTCCTCAGAACTGAGGGAGGCTGAGGTCTCCCTCTGGACGCGAGCGGTGAAGGTGGCACCGTCCGAGCCTTTGCAAGGTGCATTGAGGCTGCAGATACGCTTCTGCTGGCCGTGCGGTGCCAGGCATGCACCAGGTGAGCCGATGTGTGACAAACCGGATGCGGACAACCTCGTAAAGACCTTTCAAGACGTGCTGGCACGGGCAAAGATCATCACCGACGACAAGGATGTGGTCGACCTCTCGGTGGCCAAGGCATGGGCAGACCCGGCGGGGATCTGGTTTCGCGTCGAGGAGATCGGAGGCAGACGGTGAGCAAGCAGAAGCGAGACGACACGACAGAGGCACAGCGCAAGGCACAGCGGCGCTACGACGCGAAGAACACGAGGCAGGTGCATATAAAGCTCAACCTGCGCACCGACAAGGACGTCCTC